GACGGATGCAACGTCCGATGGTCTGGGAAATACCGATGAAGTCCATGTTGCGGAGGAAGAGAACTGCCTCCAAACCGCTGACGTTAATACCTTCTGCGAGGATGGAGTGGTGAAGAACCACAAACTTCTTGGAGTTGTCTTTGCCCCATGCACTCAGGGTGTCAAAGAATACCTCACGGTTGACCTTCTTACCATCAATAACTGCGCCCGTCTTGGCAGTAATATACATCCAGGAATAACCGCGACACTCCAACTGGAAGCAGAAATCAGTTTCAGTCACCAGAGAGACGATTTGCTTGGTTGCCTTAGCACAAATCAGAATCTTGCCAACCTTGTTGTCATCAATCGTTTCCAGCAGATTCTCAGAATCGCGGTCATAATTGGTCTGCTTGCCTTGCACCATCTCCAGTTGCTTGACAATCACTTTAGGGGGCACAATGTAACCACCTTCAACCAATTCAGGGGCAGGAACTTTGCAGATTACTTGACCGTAGACTGCAGAATCATTCATACCTGCTTTGCCCACAGCTAGACTGTGCTTGGGTGTAGCAGTGAAGAAATAGCAGCGACTTGCATTAGCAGCAAAGTGCTCTGTTGCAGGGAAAAAGTGACGCTGAACAGAGTTATGTGCTTCGTCGAAGTAGATAGTATCCACATCAATCTCTGCTGCCTGCAGACGATTTAGAGAGTTGTAGGTGGTTACAATCAGTTTGTGATTGTCTGCATTAGCATCAACCCAGTTGCGAATCTCACCAGGACGTGTGGAACTGAAGTGATGCGTTTCTCCACTGTGAACGTGCATCACTTCTACATTGGTGATAAACTCAAGGAACTCAGCAGAGAGTTGCTCAGCAAGCAAAATGCGAGGAGCAACAACAACAATGGTCTGGGTAGTTTGTGTCATCAGTTCTGTTGCTGAAGTTGAATCATTGCATCTTGAATCATCATCAAAGTCTTACCGCCACCAGTAGGAACAATGATTTGACCTTTGTTGTGCTTTTGCATAGCAGCAACACCGCGTTCCTGGTGAGGGCGAAGTTGGATTTGCATAATGTTGTCGGTCATAGTATAGGTCCACTTTAGAGCTAAGTAACTTTAATTCATGTAAATTTCCAATCCATTGGGTTCACCAAAGGAATAATCATATTGTAATGCATCAGCGCAAACATAGTGGGGATGTGTAATTGCAACACCCAATCTTTCACACAATTCTTTGTGATTGTCTTCCATTAGTTCCACCGCATAAAGCATATTATCATTGATATGCTTTATGGAATGATATTCTTGCAGTTTATTCTGCATCGCCAATAAAAAATTTCCTGAACCAGCAGAATTATCTAAAAACTTACTATCTGGATTTTTAAGTATATCTTCTGAAAATTCATTTACCATTTCTCTACAAAGTTCTTGTGGAGTAAATACCTCTCCAGTAGAATCAATACGCTCATCGGTTCTCTCAATAGTGGAACCAACATTACTATTGTGTTTATTCTTTTTGGACATATTGTTCCACCACAACTCTTCTAAGATTATCCCAAAAAATTACATTATCGTCAACTCGTCTTGCCATTTCATTGTAAGAGACGCAATGTACATTTGCCATTGCGTGCTTAGGGTGAATTCCTTTACATGTAGTCACAATAATAACATTCTTTCCATTATATTGCAAACCTTCATTTATTACAGCATCAGCAGCTACATTAGAAATATTGTCTTCGTTTGTCAAATACTTATTTACATCTGCTTTGAATTTACATTGAATAACATTCGGTTTTCCATCTAAAGTTGAGAGTCCCCGACCATCAATACCTCTATCATATTCAAGGTTTGGTTCATAGTTTGCAGTATATGTTAAAGTGTGGTCTCCATTGAAAAACTTAAAGAAATACTCAACAAACCACTCAAATCCATCGCCCATAAAGGTAAGTGGTGGATAAAAGTCTGGGTCTTGTTTTTTACCTATTTCAATCAACTTTTTAAGAAATGATGATAAGTTGTTGTTGCTTATAAGTGAAGAAATATCTTCACAGTCGTAACCAAAGGTGTGTTGTAGTTTCACTTGAGATTTTTAATGACAAGAGCAGAATTCATACCACCCCATTTTAATTTACGCAGGAAAGACTGAACCTCATCGCTATTTCCCCATTCAACATAGTCTTTCGCATCTTTAACATTGTCAAATATGGTCCAATAATGTGACTGTGTAAGACCCATATTTTGAATTAAATGAAACTTAGGATGTCCAGATACATCTACACTTACGCGGATAAGATCATTGTTTGGATGATACTGATTGGTTCTGCGAATACCATTTGATGGTGTATGTAAAACCTCATACTTACCGTCATCACAGAAAATATTCTTCCTAGACTCATATTCATAAGTCAAATCCCATTTTCTAGTGCCAGTAAGATATTTCTTAATATCATCTAAGATAGACTGGTTGAAGTTATTGGGAATGAAATCTAGAGATGCAATAGGAATAACATATTCGTTATCTTTAGTGGTGATGGTGAGAGTATCTTTAGGATTTTTGTCTAAAAAGATAGTGCAGAATCCACTACCAACACCAGGAAAATGACGCTTAATATCAGTGTTAACCCTTACGATATTGTTTTTGTACTTGGAAAATGTAGGAGGTGCTAAAGCAATATCGGGAAGGACCAAATAACATTGCTTAGACATTCTGAAAGAATTTTCAAGAAATTCTTTCCATAGAGAATTGGTTGTTGACTTATGCTTACCATTTTGATATGGGGGGTTGCCAATAATAACATCAAATTTCATATTACAACGACTCCAATTATTCATTGGGGGTACGTAGTATTTAACTTCAATTTTATCACAAATACCCCTGATGTTATTATAATATCTTTCTTGATGTTCGGTCAAGTTGCTATGTTTATTCTCAAGAAGTGTAATGTTATTATAACCGTGTTCCTTGAGAGTTAATGTAAGAGTTAAGAAAGTATCAATGACTCCAATAAGGGCATCTTTAGGAACACCAAGTTTCAAAAGTTGCTTAACTATTTCTTGAGCAAGTTCTTCAGGGATAGGTTGACGACTATCTATAGGTTTAATACCTTGAGAATAAAACTTCCTGAGTGCTTCTCTTTTATGAAAGAGAGTAGGTTCAATAGTTTGAGTCATTTCAATGATGTCTTTATACTATATGTCCACTTTAAAGCTAAGTAACTTTTAATCAGAACATATCCATTGGTTCTTCAACTTTAAGAAGTTCCTCAAGAATGTTATTATGCTCAAATGAAATAGCATAGTTCAAGATGCGACGATTCAATTTATCTGTGAGGTCTTCAATAATTTCTTCATCTTTACCTCTCCCAGAAGTTTCAGTAAAGATTTCAGAAACTGGAATACCTTCACTGATTAGTTTAGTTACAATGTCACGAATAAGGTCTTGACTTTCATTAGTGTTAGATTCGTGCTGAACGATTGTCACAATACCATACTTTTTACCTGGAGATGAGCGAATAACTCTACCCATAGATTGAGTAGCGAAAATAGTTGAGAGAGTGTTGCGAAGAAACACAACTCCAGTAAATGCTTTTACATCAATACCTTCACCGAGCATTGCATAGTGCAATACAATCATCTTCTGATTAGGATCCTCCCCCAGTTCATTCAACGAGTCGATAAATTTAGTTTTATTGACTTTCTTCTTTCCATCAATATATCCCTGGTTGATTGAATCAATAGAAAGGACTTTATATCCCTTGGAAGATGCCCATTCTTGAAGTCCGATAGCAATCAAATCATTGATTGCTTTAGTCCCCTGAGTACAAAATAGAATTTTGTGCGCTTTAGTGTCCGAATGTTCTGTTTCATAATGCTCTACAACTTCTTTAATTGTTTTGAAGTTTACAGAAACTTCATCCATAACATCAAGGTCTGCATCACTCTTAAGAAGATGAATGAGTGGCGAGACAATAACACCTTGCTTTACAAGTTCAGAAAATTTAATATTTGCTATTTGCTCACCATATACGCTAGTGTTATCCATTCCTGGACCATCAACACTCCTAGATTGAGAATATCTGGGAGTTGCAGTGAAAAAATAATTATTCTTTGAATGATTGGACAGATATTTTACTGTGTTAAAATATCCAGAAGAAGTTGCATTATGTGCTTCATCATAATACACTGCAGAAACTGGAATCATAGAAGAAACAATACGATCCAGACTGTCATAAGTGACAAACAAAATCAAAGGTTTCTTTGCTTTCTGCGAAATGCGATAAGTATCTCTGATTTCCTCAATAGTGGTAGTGGGGGACTGTGGAGGATTTATACGAAACCTAAGATTTTCTCGATTTCTTTGAAATGTTTTACCTTCAGAAGAAATCTGCCGATATATGAAATCAACATCAGAAAGATGTTTATCAAATTGAGAAAAGAGTTGTTGGGAAAGAAGTAGTTGAGGAGCAACAACAACTACTACATTTCCAGGTTTCAGAAACCTTCTCGAATCAGTAATCATCGTAAAAGATTTCCCCCCACCAGTGGGGCAAGAAATAATACCTTTACTATTAACTCTTAAAGAATCTAGAATTTGGTTTTGGTGAGGATAGGTTTTCATCGCATTAGTAGTCATACTATAGGGTCACTTTGGAGCTAAGTAACTTTAATTGCTCTTCTCTTGGTATTGCTTCAGTCGCATAATTACATCCCACATTGTAGCACGACTGTATCCAGTTGCATACTCTGGTCTCTTC